CATTCATCACATTCCGCAGAAATAATTTCTAGGTATTGTTTTACTTTAGCCATTTAGTTTTCCTTTCGTGTTTTGTTATTAGTTGAATTATAGCCTAAGCCACCGACAATTTCGGGGAACGACACGCCCTAGAGCGCACCTTCCTGAAATAATCCGATTTCTAAATCCAGCAATTCTTGCGGGGTGGCTTCGGATAAATCTACCCAGCCAGCACCCTCATTATCTAATCTAAAAATTTCTACATAACCCATTATTATTCACCTACCTTTACCGCTATTGTTCGGTAAGTGTATTTACCAAAATCTGATTTTACTTGAACCAAATAACTTTCGGTATTTTCTCCATACCAAATTCCACGATTATCTTTTTCTGCGGAGATAATTTCTCCACGCAAAGTTTTTGAGTTATAAGTTTTTCCAATTAGGAGATTTTCTATTGTGTATAAGTTAGCCATTGTGACTACTTCCTTTCTTTTTGTTATGCCGTAATTTTACCAAAGCCCACTGACATTTTTCAAATTACCCGCCAGTAATTCCAAATAATGAGACGGCGTGTCGTGTGATTAATCTCACAAGATCCAGGGAGTTTCGGGAATCCTCTTAAATCGGACATAAGGTACAAATTGCCCCCGCAGCTTTTGCGGGCCAATCCGCTTTTGTCAAGCCGACACGCCGACTATTCTTTGTGAGCTTGCTCACATACGCATTTAGTATATGCGCCAGCGTTTAACCTGCCACATTTAGGGCAGGTATAAAATCCGCTAGGGTTAGCCATTAGTCATACTTTCTCATTAGTTTAATTGAGTAGATAATAGCGGGGATCCCAATAAGTAGATATAGGGGAAGGTTAGCATATACACCAAAGAAATCTGAGTTTATATATAAAAACTCTGAGGTTATTTCTATTTCCATTTTTTATTCGTTCCAATCTAGTGTAAGTTCATCATCATCAACATCATCAAAGTAGTAAGGGTCATCGCTTACGGCTTGTTCCCATGCTAGGTTTTCCTCTAATCCGATATAAGCATCGCTTACATCTGCTTGGATAGTATCCCACTTGGTCATCATTACTTAACCTCTACTTTCATTACATTAGCAGCAAACTTAACTTTCTTAGCGATTTCGCTATCGTTAAGTGTAGCGATTACCTTATCAATATCTTTTATATCTGTAGCGGTATTGCCTACAGATAGTAGGCGAGAGCCTTGCCAGATTGAGTATTCGATAGTCATTAGTTATTCTCCTCTAGGTTAAAAGTTTCGGTTAGTGTTTTGTTAGCCTGTGTTAGGGCTGCGATTGCTTGTTGTAGGCTTGCGTTGCGTTGCTCCTCTACACGAGCCTTATATTCATCTAGGTTCATTTACTTTCCTTTCGTTTTGTTAATAAGATAAATCTAGCAGATAGCCCTGACAATATCAAGGCGACACACCCCCTAAGCGGTGTGATTGTGGACACACTCTGATTCTATCTCGTGTCCAAACTCCTCTACTAATTCCTCGTAGATTTCGTCCATATAGTCTAAGTAGTCGTTCATATTTATTTCCTTTCGTTATATATATAACTCTAGCAGACGGGACTGACAATATCAACAACCAACACGGGACAAATAGGACATACCCCCCAGTAGGTCATGTGATTTACATTACAAAGTTAAATATATGGGCGCACTAATCGGACATATAGGACATTTTAAAACTGTGTATCATACAAATTAAAAATATATTAACATTTTCATAGATCTAAAATACTAGTCGACTAGAAATATTTTCATAAAGCTATTGACCTAGCAATTTTTCCCATGTTATACTTAAGGCTGGTTTGTGGGGGGCTTACACTAGGAACTCAGTTATACTAAGTGTCTTGTCTTCTCTTTCATCTCACATTATACAATTTTTAATAATGGGGGGAAAGGGGGGCTTTCCTAAAAATCATAGTTGCCTAAGTATCAAATATATATAAATATATATATTATAAATAAAGGATAAATATGTTATCAGAATCCATATTCCTTGGAATAAGCTTTATGATCATGTATTTCCTATTTATCAGATAATATTCTAGTTGACTAGAATTAATACATAGTATAAAATAAGATATGGCATCTAATAGGATCGTTAAATGTGACAAATGTGGGCGGGAAATCGAAGTAAGATCAGGTTTTGCTCATATGACTCTATCTAATCATCAAAGAAGCTGTAAATAGAAAAAAATTTTTTATTAACATTTAATAGAATCTTAATTTGGATCGGAAAATAATAATGGCTTTAAATTGCTACACATATGAAGTAAAGGTAATTGTAAATGTCTTGGCTTCATCAGAAGAAGATGCTATTTCTAAAATGGATCAAGGTCGTGGAGATGTTGCATCTCAAGATAAGACTTTGTTAAATACTATAGTTATTTCAGTTGACTAAGAATAATACATACATTTAAAAATTTTTAAAAAAAGCGGGGAAGCTAAAACAATTTCCTTGCTATAATTAAGCCATAATGAGCTTCTTTGCAGGTATTATCTAAGATGAAGGCTGAAAAGCTCTCTATTGCCAAGCAGAAGGCTTATTTGGCGCAATACATTAGAGATCTTAAAGAGAAATCTCCTTGTATGGATTGTAAAGAGTATTATCCCTATTATGTAATGGACTTTGATCATGTCCGTGGTAAAAAGCATAAGAATGTTATGGAGCTTATTCCGACCCTGTCTAAAAAGAAGATAGATGAAGAGATTGCTAAATGTGAGGTCGTCTGCTCCAATTGTCATCGAATTAGGACTCATGTCCGTAAAACCCAGAAGAGAGTATCATGAATAATAAAAAGCAGTTGACTAGAATATTTGCTGGTATATTCGTCCTATATATGATATTTTCTATTCTTTTATTTATTTAGTTCTATATGGGTTATATTGTTTCATGTGAAACATTGGTATCTTCTATTCCCGCCGCACTTTTTTCGGGCGCACTTTTCATTTCGCACTATATTTAGTATACTTATAATTATTGACCCATAGCTCAGTTGGTAGAGCGTCGAACTGTTAATTCGAATGTCCCAGGATCGAGACCTGGTGGGTCAGCCAAACCTCTGTAGCTCAGTGGATAGAGCGAGACTCTTCTAAGGTCTGCGTCGCAAGTTCAATTCTTGCCAGGGGTGCGCCCTGTTAGCTCAGTGGTAGAGCATTCGCCTTGTAAGCGAAGGGTCAACAGTTCAAGTCTGTTACGGGGCTCTCTAAAGTACAAAACCCAATCGGAGGCGGATCCAATTGGGTTCTGCTGCGCCTAAGCGCAAGCACGGAGAGCAAAATTGGTGGGATGCTTCAATCCGTGCAACACTAAGTATTACATACGATATTTTCTAAGTCAACTACTTTTCTTGATTTTCTTCTTGTGGTGTAAAAGATGGAGCAGGTCCTAATAGATATCCTGCGTCATGATACTCAACCATCTTGGATGTATCTTCTGGTCCAACAAGCTTATTTGAAATTAATGTTAATAAGTCGTAAATTCTATGAAGCATAATATAGTTAACCATTGGTAGGTTATCTTCTAGATTTTGGGATGGCTCCTGGTTATCAGACACTTGGTCTTCCTAAATCTTCCCAAAACTTTTCTCTGCCCATAGCATCTGTTTCAGGTATATATCCAGATTCAAATTCTGGTTCTTTAATATCTTGAGGATTTGGACTTTCTTGCATAAATTCTCCAGAGAATGGCTGATATCCGCCACCAAATAGATTTGGCCCTATAACTAGATCCTTGTGTTCATCACAACGGTTATTAAAATCTACACATGCACATTGTTCCATTATTTATCTTCCGCTCCATCTACCTTTTTAACAATCTTTTCATATAGATCTATACCTACAATATTTTTATAGGTGCAGGAAAGGCAGTATAGGTATATATTATCATTTATGTCCATATTAGGCATTAAAGGGCCCTGATCCATTGGACATTCAAGTCTAGGAACAAGGCCCTTCTCTGCTAACAGAAGGTACTTAGACACATACTGTATCTTCATGTACCTTCCTTTCTAACTTTTAGAATTCCCCTAGGAACTCCTTGAATCTTACCCCGTTAAGGGAAGACCATGATGACCAATCGGTTCCGCCTTTAGTCATATAATACGTTATCTCTGCGTTTATTACGGGATCAAACAATAAGATGTTTGACTTTAGCTCAAATTTTTCTTTACGATCAATGCCGAGTTCACCCAACATATTAATCTGAAAAATTCCGTAGGAACTGTCTCCAGTTTTCCTGTTACCATTGTAAGCCATAGGTCTAGCATTAGATTCTGACTTAGCAATAGCCCAAGCCATTTTAAGGGCTTTTCCTTCAAAGCCAACAGCTGATAAAAGTTCTTTTAGTTCTTTGTCTGTTAGCGTCTCAGAAGGCTTGTATACAGTATTGCTGTACTTCTCTAAGGTTTCTTTCTTTAGTTGTACTGTTGATTTAGGTGTTTCCACCGTCAATGCTTGAGTTGCTGTTGGTCCAGGCTGGACAGTAAATAGAAATAATGTTATCATTCCTATGTAAGCCCAGTTATGAGCAACATCGCTCAAACGTTGTTTGATATTCTCCATTGGCATTTCCTCCTTTAGAGATAACGAACTATAATAGTAGCATTGGCGGTAAGTTACTGTCAAGTCAGTTGACTAGGAAATTTAATGCATATTTCGTATTACACAATTAGAGCAGGCTTAAATCCAGCTGTGGGGTTCGGATATGCGGGTCAAAATATCGTTAGGACCCTTCAGGAATTAGGACATAAAGTCGACTTTGCAGATCCTAAAGCTCAATTTCAATTAAACTTTACACAGCCTCATCACTATAAATTACATAGAGATCAATATCAAATTGGTTATACTCCTTGGGAGTCAGATAGAATTCGTGATGAATGGCGAGAGCGAATGAATCTATGTGATGAAATATGGGCAACATCTGATTGGACTGCAGATGTATATAGAAATAATGGAATTACAAGACCAATAACAGTTTATCCACATGGAATTGAATCAATATGGGCTCCATATAAAAGAGAAATAAAATCAGATGGAGTCATTAAGTTTTTGCATATTGGAGAACCATCTCCAAGAAAAGACGGGCAATTAGTTGTAGAGACATTCTTAAAACTATTTAAGAATAATCCTAAATATCAGTTAACAATTAAAGCTCATGGTACACATACATTAAGATTATATAATGATAGAGGAGAATTTGTTACTCCAGAAAAAATTGCTGATAATATAAAAATTATTACAGAAGAATATACACTAGAAAATTTAGTTAATCTTTATCATAGGCACCATGTTCTTGTATACCCAAGCTGGGGAGAAGGATTTGGATTTATTCCGCTTCAAGGACTAGCAACTGGCATGCCAGTAATTACAACTTATGACTGGGCTCATTATAAAGAATTTACTGGACCCCTAAAGTTGAAGTCAAGACTTACAAATGCAGAAACAGAGGGAGTTCCAAAAGCTGTAGGGGACCCTCACCTTGGAAGTTTTTATAAACCAGATGCAGATCATTTATTAGAACAAATGTATTTTGCTGTGGATAACTTTAAAGCCTTATCTTCATATTACTATACTCAGTCGACTGAAATTCATAAAAAATATAATTGGATTGAGTTGACTAAGAATGCTTTTAGCCATTTAGAAGAAAAATTCTCATAACCCCTTCCCACGCTAAATAAAGTTTGGTAGAATTGGTATCTCACTCAAAAAATAAACTATACCGCAAGGCGGAGAAGGAAGCTTATATGTCAAAGACTATTGAAAACCCATACGAAAATTTTATTGCGTTATCACGATACGCAAGATGGATCCCAGAAGAGAACCGTCGTGAAACATGGGGTGAAACAGTAGACCGATATTTTGGCTTCATGGTAAATCATTTACAAGATAATTATAACTATACTCCAAGTCCTGAAATATTAAAAGAACTTAAAGAAGCAGTTTATAATAGAAGCGTAATGCCATCTATGAGATCTGTAATGACTGCTGGTGCAGCATTAGATAGAGATCATGTTGCTGGATATAACTGTTCTTTTATTCCAGTAGATTCACCTCGTTCATTTGACGAGACTATGTATATTTTGATGTGCGGAACAGGTGTAGGATTCTCTGTTGAGTATAAGTATGTTAATAAACTTCCTGCCGTCCCAGAGTCATTTGAAAAAACATCTACAGTTATTGTTGTAGAAGACTCAAAGCAAGGATGGGCAAAAGCATATCGTGAACTTCTTGCTATGTTATGGGCTGGACAACTTCCAGCAATTGATGTTTCAAAACTTCGTCCAGCAGGTGCACGTTTAAAGACAATGGGGGGACGTTCATCAGGTCCACAACCACTAGTAAATCTTTTTGATTTTACAATTGCAAAGTTTAAATCAGCAGCAGGTCGTCAATTAAAGCCTATCGAAGCTCACGATATTATGTGTAAGATTGGTGAGATTGTCGTAGTCGGTGGAGTACGTCGTTCCGCTATGATTTCTCTTTCAAATATTAATGATATTGAAATGGCACAGGCTAAGTCTGGTAACTGGTGGGAAAACAACTCACAACGTGCCCTTTCAAATAACTCTGTTGCGTACTCACGCAAACCAGAGATGGAGCAATTTATTGCAGAATGGAAATCTCTTTATGACTCGAAGTCTGGCGAACGTGGAATCTATAACGTTGCGGCAGCGCAGAAGCAGGCAGCGAAGTATGGTCGTAGAGACCCTGAAATCCACTACGGAACGAATCCTTGCTCAGAGATTATTCTCCGTCCTTATCAGTTTTGTAATCTTTCAGAAGTCGTACTACGTGAAAAGGACACAGTTGAGGATGTCTCAAACAAAGTACGCCTTGCTACAATTCTTGGGACATGGCAGTCAACGCTAACAGATTTTAAGTATCTACGTAAAATTTGGAAAGACAACACAGAAGAAGAACGTCTACTTGGAGTTTCTTTAACAGGTCAATTTGGCCATAAGTTCTTTTCTGGAAAACAAGATCTTAAAAAACTAGAGGATGCTCTTGTAAATCTTCGTGAATATGCAAGAGATGTTAATTCAAAAGAAGCAGCAAAAATTGGCATTCAGGAGTCTGCAGCAATTACCTGTGTTAAGCCTTCTGGAACAGTATCACAGCTAGTTGGGGTTTCTTCAGGAATGCACCCATGGCACTCAGAATACTATATTCGTACAGTTCGTGGAGATAAAAAAGATCCACTATCTACATTTTTAAAAGAAGTTGGAATTCCAGTAGAGGACGACTTCATGAAGCCAAATGATACCTATGTATTTTCATTTCCAGTAAAAGCACCAGAGGGTGCCATTATTAGAAATGACCTTACAGCAATTGACCATTTAAATACATGGTTAGTTTACCAACGTGCATGGTGTGAGCACAAACCATCAATTACAGTTTCAGTAAAGGAAGATGAATGGATGGAAGTTGGTGCTTGGGTATATAAGCACTTTGATGAAGTTTCTGGAATTTCTTTTCTGCCACACTCAGATCATTCTTATAAACAAGCTCCCTACCAAGAAGTAACAGAAACAGAGTACCTTGAACTACTTGCAAAAATGCCTTCATCTATTCGTTGGGAAGACTTATCTTTCTACGAAACAGAAGATGGCACAAGTGGAACACAGACACTTGCCTGTACCTCAGACGGAAATTGTGAGATTGTAGACATTTCTGCCTAATAGGTATATAATATAGATTGGGGTAACACCCAAAATTCCTGGGCACAAGGCCCAGAAATAGGAGGATCTTATGAAACAAGATCTAAACAATGATGGAAAGGTAACAATGCAAGAGAAAATTCTAGCAGCGTTAGCAAGCTATGGTCGTCACTTTCTAGGTGCCGCTATTGCTCTTTACATGACTGGAAATACTGACCCAGGAGATTTAATTAAGGGTGGTATTGCAGCATGCTTACCAGTTATTTTGAAGGCACTGAATCCAAACGAGTCATCTTTTGGCTTCACAAAGAAGTAAAATAAAGTAACAGATTAGGATCGCTCCTATGCTAAAATGAGCATAGGAGTTTTCCTATTTTAGGAGATTTTAGCAAATGGCAGTACAAAAAAATTTCGAAGTAGATCAAAATGCTACTTTTACATTTATTGTCGAATATAAAGACAATAACGATATACCTATTAACTTAACTGGCGCAACAGCAAAATTGCAGGTTAGGGATACAAAGGGTGGATCAAAACTAGCTTTTACTTTAACATCCCCTTCAGGCGGAATTACAATTGATGGACCTAACGGTAAATTAACTTGTAAAATGACTCCTACTCAAACAAATAAACTATTTTACCCAAAGTCATCTTATGACTTGATGGTTACAGATACCAATTTAAATAAGATAAAACTTGTTGAGGGTTTTCTGACTTTGAGTAGATCGGTCACAATATAATGCCAGAGACAATAAAGATAACCGAACAGGTAAACAAAGTTGTTATATCTTCATCTGGTCCCCAAGGACCTAGAGGAAGAACCATTCTTAATGGAACTTCTTCTCCAGCGAATAATCTTGGGCTAGAAGGAGATTTTTACTTCAATACCACAACAAATGAATTTTATGGGCCAAAGCTTTCAGATATAACATGGGCTGGAGCCAACATAATTGACCTTGTTACAAAAGAAGACATAGCCTTCGTTTACTCATGGGAACTTGCTCAGGTAGTAGGTCCAGTAAATGGTGTATATACCGTCACTATAAACCATAATCTTGGATTTTCCCCAGGCGTAACCGTCAAATCAAACGCTGGAGATGTATTGGAAACTGGAATAGATTATAATAGTCTTAATACTTTAACACTGACAATGGCTCAACCGTTTTCAGGGACAGCGTACCTGTCTTAAGGAGCATAGCAAATGGCAAGAAAATTTTTAGTTAGCGTTGATCTTAACAAAAATGAGTTAATCAATGCTCGAATTCACCACAACTCTGGCCCAGTAAGTAACCCAGTTACAGGTCAGATTTATTATGACACATCAAATAGTACTATGTACTATTACAATGGTTTACCATCACCAGATGGTCCATGGATGCCAATGTCTGGATCTACAGAACTATTCCAGGATATTATTGGCTCTTCCGTAATCGGAGGAACAGGTCTAACAGCAACTTATGTTGACGCAACTGGCCTAACAACAATTGATTTAGACAACACAACAGTTGTCGCAGCTTCATATGGTTCAGCAACCAAGATTCCTACATTTACAGTAGATGCACAAGGTCGCTTGACTGCAGCTGGAGAAGCAGATGTAGCAACAACACTTACAATTAATGGTGATGCCTCAACCACAACTGGCATTTCTTTACTAACAGAATCTCTACAGGTTTCTGGAGGAGAAGGAATTGATGTTATCGTATCAGATAACACAATCACAATTTCTGGAGAAGATGCCTCTTCTACCAATAAGGGTGTTGCAAGCTTTGACGCAACAGATTTTACAGTAACAACTGGCGCAGTAACATTAAATGCTGAGCGTGTACAAGATATCGTGGGCGGAATGGTATCAACTAACACAGAGTCTGGAATTTCAGTATCATACGATGATACAAACGGAAAGCTTGACTTTGATGTAAACGATCCAACAATTACACTTTCTGGAGAAGTAACTGGTTCTGCCACAATGACAGACCTTGGTAACGTAACAATTACCACAACTATCTCAGCAAACTCAGTAGAGCTTGGAACAGATACAACAGGAAATTATGTAGCAACAATTACTGGAACAGATAACGAAATTACAGTATCTGGTTCTGGATCAGAATCTGCAGCAGTAACAATCGGACTTCCAGATGACGTTTCAATTACTAATAACCTTAACGTCGGCGGTAACTTGAATGTTACAGGTACAATCAATGCAGTAAATACTACACAAATTAATATTGAGGATAACAAGGTAAACCTCAATAGCAATGCTACTGGAACCCCAGTGGTGGATGCTGGAATCCGTGTTGAGCGTGGAGATTCAGCCGATGTAGAACTACTATGGAAAGAGAATGTCGATCAGTGGCAAATAACCAATGATGGCACTAATTACCATGCTATTTCGAGAAAGTTTGTTCAAACACTTTCTACATCTGCGACTAGCTATACAGTCACCCATAATTTAGGAACGGCTGATGTTTTAGTACAAGTATCTGAAACAGCATCTCCATACGCCAAAGTCGAAACGGATGTAGAGTTAACCTCTACTTCAGCGGTCACAATTAAATTTGCGACTGCGCCTTCAGCAGGAGAATATAAAGTCGTAGTTATTGGATAATTAAATGTCCAGAAAATTTAAAGTCCCGCTAAATCTCGTAGGACTAACTAGCGATCCAGGATCTGCCACAAATGGTGATCTTTACTTTAACACAGCTTCTAATAAAGTAAGATACTATACACAAAACACTTGGCAAGATCTTGGCGCTGCAGCAGGCGGAGCTACAGTAGAAGTTAGTACATCAATTCCAGCAACAGCAACCGAAGGTAAACTTTGGTACGACAATGACGATGCCAACCTTTATGTTTTTGACGGAACATATTGGGTTGAAGTTTCAATTGGACCCGTAGGACCACAAGGACCAACTGGATTAACTGGTCCAACTGGCCCCATAGGATTAACTGGCGAAACTGGCGCAACTGGAGCAACTGGTGCAACTGGAGCAGCTGGACCTGGAGTAGCATCTGGCGGAACTACTGGACAATATTTAATAAAGTCATCAAATAACAATTACGAAACACAATGGTCTACATTACCAGCAGCATCATTAACATCTACAGATGTATCTAGATTAACTGGCGCTACTTCAAATTTACAAACACAAATAGATACTCTTGCCACTAACTTAGGAAATACTTTAGATGATTATGTTCCTATAGGAGATGTCGGTCAACCTGACGGCGTAGCCTCCCTAGATTCAGCTGGTAAAATTCCAATTGCACAATTAGGTAATTTAATTGACGGAGCTCCAGCAGCCCTAGACACTTTAAATGAGTTGGCGGCTGCTATTAATGATGACTCTTCATATGCATCAACAATTACAACAGCGCTTGGAAACAAGCTTGATTCTACAACAGCTGCAAGTACTTATTTGACTCAAACAAATGCAGCATCTACATATGCCCCACTAGCATCACCAACATTTACTGGTACAGTAATATTGCCAAATAGTACTGTAACAAATGCTATGCTTTCAAATTCATCTATTACTATTAATGGTTCAGCAGTATCTCTTGGCGGATCTACCACAATTGCAGCAGGACTTACCCCAGTAGCGGTTTCTACAAATATAACAATGGTGGCTAATACTAGATACTTTGTAGACACAACAAATGACCTGACTTTAACTCTTCCAGCAAATCCAGCATTAGGAGCAGAAATTGAATTATATGACGCTTCAAATAATGCATTTAATGATGACGTAGTAATTTTAAGAAATGGCGAAAAAATAAACGGGCTTACAGATGATGCAGCCCTAGATATAAATGGATTTACGGTATCATTTATATATACAGGATCTACATATGGTTGGAGGATGAAATAATGGTAGTTAGACTATCTGGTACCCAGCCACAAGGCCCTAAGCATTTAGAGACTTTAGAAAATAAGACGGTAGATGGAACTCAAAATACAGTTAGAGTAAATAGAGGAGCTACCGTTAATCGTCCAGCATTCCCAGTTGTTGGAGAATTTTATTACAATACCGATAAGCAGGCTTTTGAACAGTATACTTCTGCTGGATGGTTTAATATTGCACAGGCTCCATCTGCTCCGACCTCTGTTGTAGCAACAGATCAGGGTTCTGGAAGATCTTATAATGATGGACAGGCCTCTGTTGCATTTACTCCAAACTCAAGCGGCGGTGCACCAAGTTCATTTATTGTAACTCCATCTCCAGCTACATCTCCAACAACATTTACAACAACATCATCTCCAGCTACAGTAACAGGTCTTTCTTCAAGTACTCAATATACATATACAGTATCTGCAACTGGAACATATGGAACATCTGCAGCTTCTGCTGCATCAGCAGGAGTTACAGCAACTACTGTGCCACAGGCACCAACAGTTGTAGCATCTGCAGATACAGCAACAACTGCATCAATTGCAATTACTGCAGGAGCAACAGGCGGATCTGCAATAACACAATATACTATTATTTCAAATCCAACTACTACAACACAAACCACATCGTCTTCTCCTTATATATTTACTGGACTTACTACTGGATCAGCATATACATTTTCAGCGACTGCAACAAATTCTAATGGCTTGTCTTTATCAAGTTCTGCTTCTAATTCAATAGTAGTATCAGAACCTAGTGTTTTGGCTTATGAATCAATTGCAAGCACAAGACTTTCTTCACCTCAAGCTGCAGTTACTTTTTCATCAATTCCACAAGGATTTAAACATTTACAGGTTAGATGGACTGGTGGATGTGGTGATGATTATATTTATCTTACAACTAATTTAGGTAACTCTGGAGGAGCTGGTCGTATAACTAACTATGGAAATACTTGGTATAATGGTGGCGGAACGGTAAGTGGTGGACAAGATGCAACATATGGGCACGAGCTACATTTCGGTGGAATAGGTGGAGCTAATCCAGCAGCAGGAGTTATAGATATATTAGATTATTCCAGTACTACAAAAGGAAAAATTGCATTAAGCAGATTAGCTAGAACATTTTATCCAGATAATCAATATTCAGTAAACAACATTACATTTTTTAATTTAGGAAATGGAGCAACTGGAGCAATTAATTCAGTAACATTACAAGCAAAAGCAGCTTATCCGTTAGTTGCTGGAACAACTGTTTCTTTGTACGGAATTAAGGGGTAATCATGGCAGCAGGAGCAACATATGAACCAATTGCAACAGCAAGTCCAACAAGTGGAACAATTTATACATTTTCTGGATTTCCAAGCAGCTATACAGATTTAGTTTTAGTAGGATCTTGTATTATGACTGGAGGTACTACATTAAGATTAAGATTAAATGGATCCACCAGTGGACATCTTTATCAAATATCGAGAAGTGATGGAACTATTGCTGGAAGTGGAAATACTTCAATGATAGAATTGTGTGACAATAATGGATCGTTCCTTTCTACATTTGTTGTAAATATAATGGATTATTCCGCCACAACTCTTCAAAAAGTTGTTTTAGGTCAAAGTGGAGATCAAGCCAATAGCTTATTAATATGCGGAGGTTTAGCAACAACAAGTGCTATAACATCAATATCAGTTTTAACTACTAATGGCCAGTCATTTGCTAGTGGTACAAAACTTACACTTTATGGAATAGCGAGGGCATAAAAATGGCTGCAACTTTTAAATTAATAAATCAATATACAGTTACTGGAAGCGGTATTAGTAACTTTTCTTTTACATCTATCCCAAGTACTTATACCGATTTATGTATTTATATATCTTCTAGAGCAAATTATTCTGGCGGATATCATTTAAATACATTAATACAATATAATTCACAATCAACTTCTTCAAACTATACTGGACAGTTTGCTTACTTTAGGCCTGGAGACACAACAAGTACATTGCCATCTCAAAGTACCGATCCAGTAGCTCTTTTTGTATCAGGTGCAAATAGTAATACATCTGGTTATTTTTCTAATTATTGGAGTTATATTCCAGATTATAATAGCTCATTTAGATCTGAAAGAATATATTTAGGTTCAACAGTTCCTGGAGGAATAGTTGTATTTGGTAAAGCTAAACCAGGAACTGGAGAAGCAATATCTAGTTTAACATTTAAAGAATTGTCTGGAAATAATTTTATAGAAGGTTCAACATTTTATTTATATGGAATAAAAAATAGTTAATTAACAAAGGAGAAAAAATGACAGATAGACCAGTAAAAGTAGAACTAAACTGTGAGACTGGAGAAGAAATAATTACTCCACTAACTGATGAGGAAATTGCTCAGTCAGCTCTCGAACAGGCAGCATATGAAGAGCGTAAAGCACAAGAAGAAGCTGCAGCTCAAGTAAAAGCAGAACTTAAGGCTTCTGCAAAAGCTAAGTTAATTGCTGGACAACCACTAACTGCTGAAGAAGCAGATATTTTGGTTATCTAAGCTCAAAATTTATATAGATTGAGGTATAATTAGAATATGGCAACAGTATTCCCACTTAACCCGACGGTTAACCAAACCTATACCACTGGTGGTATAACTTGGCGCTGGACGGGAACATTGTGGGAACTATTTACAGATGTAGCACAGGTATTTGAGCATGTTCATTCATATGATGGTGCAATACTTTCAGTAGGTGGAGCAATTGCTACATTGGATGGCGGTGAAGCATGAGCGTATATACTAGAATTAAATTAAGAAGAGATATAGCTTCTGATTGGACTGCTAATAACCCCACCCTTTTAGCGGGAGAGGTTGGAATTGACACAACCAATAATAAGATTAAAATTGGAACAGGATCAACTCCATGGAATTCTCTTGCATATGCCACATTAACCCCAACTGAAATTAATTCTCTTATTACAGGGCTACAGGGACAAATTGATTCCCTAGCATCAAATTTAAATAA